ATGGAGAGGAAAAAGAAATGGGAAGGATTAAACTCTAAAAAGCTATCTGCTAGTTCCCTGGATTCGAGTTTAATAGGACCGACATTGCCACCGATTTCATCATTTACTCTACCAAGTGGACCGACAGGCTCAACGGGAGCAACTGGAGGAACAGGAGCGACAGGCCCAACGGGGGTAACGGGAATAACAGGTCCAACAGGTCCAACGGGGGTAACTGGAATAACAGGTCCAACAGGTCCAACAGGTCCAACGGGGGTAACTGGAATAACAGGCCCAACAGGCCCAACAGGTCCAACGGGGGTAACTGGAATAACAGGCCCAACAGGTCCAACGGGAGTAACCGGAGTAACAGGTCCTTCAGGGGGCCCGGTAGGCCCAACAGGTCCAACAGGTCCTTCAGGAGGTCCAATAGGTCCAACTGGAATAACAGGCCCGACAGGTCCAACAGGAGCAACTGGAATAACAGGCCCGACGGGTCCAACGGGAGCAACTGGAATAATAGGCCCGACAGGTCCAACGGGAGCAACTGGAATAACAGGCCCAACAGGTCCAACGGGAGCAACTGGAATAATAGGCCCGACAGGTCCAACGGGAGCAACTGGAATAACAGGCCCGACAGGTCCAACGGGAGTAACCGGAATAACAGGCCCAACAGGAGCAACTGGAATAACAGGCCCAACAGGTCCAACGGGATTTGAATCTGCATTCAGAGCTTTCAAATCTACTGATCAGTCCGTTACTGCTAATACACTGTCTATAGTAACATTTGAAACTACACAATTCGATTTAAATGGTGAATATGATGGTGTATCAACATTTATACCGCAACAAGATGGAGTATATTTAATTATTACTACTATAATTTTTAGTCCTACTGATGATACTCTAAATTATGTGACGGAAGTATTTATAACAGTTAACAGTGCTTTAATAGCAGGAGATGATAGCTTTTTTGGTGGAAATACTGGGCTTTTAAATGCGGTAACAGTTTCTACGATTGTACAATTGAATGCAGGGGATATGGTGCAAGTTCAAGCTGGTAGTACCATAGATGGCGCTATTGCATCTCCACTTCTTACAAATTTTCAAGCTGCGAGGTTTCCATCACCAGTTCCAAATACACTTTTCTTATTAAATAATTTATCTGCAGATTGGAGTAAAAGGCCATTTAGTAGAAAATCATAATTATGTTCATTTTTAAAATACCCTAAAGAAAATGATGAATTTAGATTGAGTTTGTCTATTAAGAATAAGAAAAGCCACNNGTGGCTTTTCTTATTCTTAAATTATGGCATATACAGTTAAAACTAAGTGATTACATAATTGGAAATAGTTAAACTTGTACTATTTTGGTTCAGGATAGTAATTTTAATATAAAATCTCAATAGGTATTTATTAACTTTACATCTCTAAAAGAATAATTGAACTTTTGCTATCACTATAGTTACATATAAACCGATTATCAAATGCAATATTTCATATTTTTAACTGTCAAAAAACTAGACTTATATTAGTATTTTTAACTTTCTCAAGTATTTTCAGAATATAAGAGAATAGATGTTTGGGTTATTTGTGATAGAATATTCTTAATAATATAATTTAAAGGAACAAAAAGACCCATAGCGCAGCAAAAGTAGTGTGCAGCCACTCTTATGCTGTTCCCTAATTTGGATAGGGGAAACTATTGCCATGAGTCAGCCCAAGTATAACATGATATTTCAAATAAAATCCTCTATGGTACAGTTTTTCTATTGAAAAAATTCGGGAGGGTGTCTCGCGTTCAAGGAGGCTTCAATATGAATAAGGTGATAGGTCTTGGAGGTATTGTTTCAAGTGATGATATGAATTCGGCGAAATTGTCAAAAATAACAAATTTATCGCAGTCGAATTTATGGAAAACATTGAATGGGAAAGTACCTATGACTTTTACAAAACTAATGAAAATTTTGGATGGATTTGATTCTGAAGAAAAGAAAATGGAAGTAGTTCAGGAGTTTTTGAAGGATACCAATAAAGAATCGGATATACGACTTGCTATGTATTATTTATATTTAGCAGGTTATTCGGACCTACTTAGTGATCTTGTTGGAAAAGATTATAAACAATCAGTAACAAATAATTATAGAGAGATTTTTCGTGTTTGTTTAGATAGACAAACTCGTTCATTAAGATCAGGGGAATTCCTTAAAGAAATAGAAGTGTTACGTACAAAGGTCAATTTAAATAAACCAGGAGTAAATATACTTGTGAACACTTTGAGTATCTATGGTTATTTTGATTTAGGGGCATACAATGTTTTAACAGTGCTACAAAGGATGATACAAGAAAAAATAAATCATATGCCAAAAGGTTTAGAAAAAACTTTAAATGAGGTGGAGTTAAACATAATATGCTCATATGCATATTTAATGCAAGATGAGGTGAAAATGGCTAGAGATTTATTGCAAAAAGTACTAGAAGAAGCAAGTGCTCCGGGTTTATTAAAAGCTACGGCATTAAGTATAGTCGCGGAAAGTTATATTTTCTGTAATCCAGATAAAGCATTTTATTATTTTGAGCTTTCACTTGTAGAGTTGAAGAAAATAAGAAATAACAAATCATTACTTAAAAGAAAGTTAGTGGAAAACACCCTCTCTTTTTGTTGTATTATTCATAATATTCATGTAAAATCTGGATATATACATCATGATGCTGAAAGGGCGTTAAAGTATATACGTCAAAATAAGAAAAGTGAAGCTTCTGCAATATTAAATCAGATTGATAATCGAACCGCGATTCAAGACTTTTATTTATCGATAGCAACAAATGATGAGAAACTGCGTAGGAAAGCATATCATCGATTCTTAAAAGACGGTAATTTATTCTACATAAAAATCTTTGATATCTTAAAGTGAGGGACAATGAGAATGAAAAAAATAGTAGCTAGTTTAGTTATTACATGTACAATTACGTTATCGTTGTTATCTGTTGGTTTGGTATCAACTAATGATAATAAAGCCGCTGAAAAAGCAAAAGAAGTACAAATAATGAAAATGGATCCGGGAACTTTAGGATAATAAATGATTTAAAATGCCATTGCATCTAAGGATGTGATGGCATTTCGTACGTTTAAGGGGTTATTCATTTTCTTCATTTTGGGATTTTTGAATAATTAAGGGTGATGGAGGATGGGTTATATGGGGAATTTAATAAAAGAAAAATCAGATAGGGATGTAGTTGAAAATAAAATGGAAGTATTATTAGAAAAAATATATAAAGGTGATAAGGAAGCTATTGAAAAGCTGAATAAAATAAAAAAAGCGATGGTTAGCAATTAAGCTAGTTATCGCTTTTTCGTTATAACTCTTTTTTGATTAAATTAATTATCTCTTCACGCTTTTTGGGATTGAGTTCATTAATTTGAAGCATAATTTCTTTGAGATCATCTTTTAATGATTTTGACTCTGTTGAATTTAAACTTTTATATTCAGAGAGTCCCATGATATAGTCTGCTGACACTCCAGATAAACGAGATATTTTTTCAACGGTCTCTCTAGATGGGTTTCTATGGCCATTTTCGTATAAAGAAATCATGGTTTTTTTAGCATTTATAGCTTCTGCGAATTCAAGTTGACTCATTTTAAGAAGTTCTACCCGTATTTCTTTAATTCTAACACCAATTATATTTTTACTCATTAGTAAATCCTCCCCTTAAAATTCATTGATTATAGTCAATGAATTCCCTATATAGAATGTATCAAAAAGGTTTGCTACAAGACAACTAAAATTTTTTGAATAAAAAGGGTTGCTTGAAGCAAACCTTTAGTATATACTCAAATTAACAAACAAGATGAAGGTGATAAAATGATGGTACTTGATACAGAAAAAGTTAAAATCTTAAGGAGGAATCTTGGGTATAGTCAAAGTTATGTTGCTGAAAAGATAGGTTATCGAAACAAATCGATCTACTGTAATTTAGAATTAGGTAACAGACAGCCAAGTATAACTAAATTGGTTAAGTTAGCAAAATTTTTAAATGTGACAACAGAGGAAATTTTAAAGGAGTCAGTATAAGACGACTTATTTTTTTACCTAAATGTTTGCTTGAAGCAAACCAGATGTTATACTTCATAAAATATTTTTACCTTTAATCAAAATTTCATAAGTAAATTACAGATATAAAGGAGCGAAAAAAATGGGATTAGATCAATTTATTAAAGAATCTATCCGTGAAGTTGTAAGAGAGGAAATTAGATCAGCAATAGCTGACTTACAACTACAATCACAACCAAATAAGGTTATGCGAGTAAAAGAAGCGGCAGCTTACCTCAACATTGCTGTTTGTAGAATGTACGAATTAGCAAATCACCCTAGGTTTCCAGTAATAAGAGAAGGGCGTAAACTTCTTTTCTTGCAAAAGGATTTAGAAGCTTGGCTTGAAACACAAAAGGAGGCGGACTAGTGGAAGATACAATATCATTAGCTATATTTGGATTGTCAATCACAGGTGGTTTATGGCTACTTTATGTTACTTATGAGCCAATAAGAAAATGGGCTTGGAGTAATGTAGAACAAAATAAAAAGACCCATGGCAGTGGGTCCGTTAGAAAAAACAAATTTCTATAAGTATACCATGGAAAGTAGGGAAATAGTACATGAATTTAATTGAATATCAGGTGCTATTACCTAATAAATTTTTGGGATTAGCAAAAAGCAAAGATGAGTTGAAGCAAATAGTTGAGCAGTATTTCCAAAATGGTTATTCGCATTATGAAATTCAAGGAATCATCAAAATTGGTCAAGCATATGTTGCAGTTTGTACGAGGAGGTAAACAGGTGGCAACATTTCGAGTAAATAAAAGTAAAAATTACACAACTATTAATAACACAGGTCTTCGAGATGAACGTTTAAGTTGGAAAGCAAAAGGGATATTGGCTTACATTTTATCGTTACCAGATGATTGGGTGTTTTACATGGAGGAAATATCTACTCATGCAAAAGATGGAATTGATAGTTTAAGGGTGGGAATGAAAGAACTGAAAAAATACGGTTACGTTAGAAGGTTTCCTGTAAAAAACGAAAAGGGAAAGATAACTAACTGGGAGACGATTATTTATGAAGTTCCACAAGTGGAGAATCCACAAATGGAAAAACCACAAGTGGAAGTTCCATTTGTGGAAAATCCAACACTACTAAGTACTAAAGAACTAAGTACTAATAAACAAAATATTAATATACAAAGTAGTAGTAGCATCTTCTCTTTCTACGAAAATAATTTCGGTATTTTAAATACATTCATCGCCGAAAGTATTTCGCAATGGGTAAACGATACAAGCGAAGAACTTGTACAAGCAGCTATGGAACGTGCTTTGAAACAGCAGAAGAAATGGAATTATGCTGAGGGCATTTTAAAACAGTGGGTTAATAAAAACATTCGAACTTTAGCGGATGTGAATGCAGCAGAAATAGAGTTTAAAAACAAAGGTAGAAAAGGAGAGAAAAACAATGCAAGCGTTAGGAAAAACAGTAGCTTCATCGAAAAATACGATTTTGAGTAAATTTAATCAAAGTTATGTGTTGTCTCCTAATAGATGTACAAATGTTTTCTTAGTCGGAAAAGACAAAATAAAAGACGTTTGTAATAAACGCTTACTTATAGATACAAAAACAAATCAAGAGTTTTGCCCGCAATGTATATCAGTAGAACAAGAGGACCAGCAACTTGCAAAAGAAACCCTTGCTATTAAGAAGAAAAACGAAATTATTCATTTATACGATTCGTTTTCAGATAACAGTCTTATTAATCCTAAGTTAAAAAAAGCGACATTCGATAACTATGAACCACCATCAATGGAATTAGCAAATGCTAAAGAAGTAATGATGAATTTTGCTAGAAATTTTGATCCTAACAATTCAGAAAGCATAGTAATTACAGGTGATTATAGAGTTGGGAAGAGTCATTTATGCGTAGCAGCTACAAAAGAAATTATGAGAAAAGGTTACAGCGCAATGTTTATAGAAATGAACGCACTCTTTACAAAGATTACATCTACTTGGAATAAAAATAGCGAATTAACAGAGGACAAGCTAATGTCTATCCTAGCAAATGTGGATGTACTTGTATTAGATGATTTTGGAGCCGAGTTCACAGAAAAAGATGCTGAGGGAGTTACTTGGAAGAAAACGAAAACAAAGGACATTCTCGAGCGTAGGCTAGGTAGAACGAACTTATTTACAACAAACTTTGGAGTCATGGAGTTAGCTGGAATGTACGGAGAGCGTGAGTTTAGTCGGATTATGGAAGATACACAAGTTTTGCAAATGCAAGGTGAAAATTACAGTTTGCGTAATTTCAAAAAGGAGGAATAAACATGTGTGTATTATGTCATGACACAGGAATTATTCGTAAAGAAACTTATCTGGGTGTGATTGAAACGAACGGTTGTAATTGTGAAGTAGCAAAGCAACAGCAAGAAGAAAATGATAAGCGTTGGCAAGCGTGGTTAATAAAATTTGAGTCAATGAAACAAGAGTTACAACGTAATAAACAACAAAAAGTTAGTTAACAAGGGGGAGAAAGCTATGAAAAACACAGGTGTTGCAAGAAAAGTGGACGAGCTAGGTCGTGTAGTAATTCCAGTAGAGTTACGCAGAACTTTAGGTATTACCGAAGGAACGGCACTAGATTTTCATGTCGATGGTGAAAACATCGTTTTAAGAAGACATGAAAAGTCATGCTTTGTAACGGGTGAAGTTTCTGAAAACAACATAGAGTTGCTAGGTGGCCGAATGTTTTTAAGCAAGGAAGAGGTAATTGAATTACTGGATCTTATTCAGAAGAGTGGGATGGCACATGCCTAAGCAACTAAACATTTTCGATGTAGAGCCAACAATTTGTGAGTTCGATGTAATGAAGGCAAATGTGAAGAGAGGAACTGGACGCACTAAATACGCTGATGTACGCGTCCGAGTTCCAACGAATGCAAAATGTACGGATGAATTACCATGCACAACTAAACAAGATGATCGTTATGAAATCTTTGAACAATATGTAATGGCTATTTGGAGATTTCAAAGAGCTGTAGATAAGTTTTTCAATTGGGATACAGCTGAAGAATTGTGTAAGGCAGCAAGGGATAAAAAAGAAATAATTCCGGTAAGGGTTTATTTAGGAAGTGGATTTAAACCTGATGTTGTCGAGTACATGCGGTAGTAAAAGGGAGATGGACATATGAAAAAAATAGAAATTGATGTTAGTAGCAACAAACTTTTAATAGTGAAGGACGGAAATGTAACAGCAGTAAATCCGCCAATGAGTGGATTCGGTGAGCAAGTGGCGGTTTGGGTAAACGGTAAAGTTGATCGTGTAGATACTAAGTTTACTGAAAAGATAAAATGATTAATTTTAGAAAGTAGGTTCGCTTATGAGTGTAGCAAGAAATCATAAAGCGATGAAGGAATCACGGTTAAAAATATACATCGTTTTAGAAGAAGCTAACTTTATTTGGGATGAAAGAGATGTAGTACGTTTTCGTGAAATGTGGAGTCAAGGTATGAGTTTGCCGAAGATGGCAAAAGCGTTAAGGAGACACCAAGCGGAAGTTGCACTTCTTGTAATAGATCAAGCTGATAAGTATTTAATTGAAAATCGTCCAATAGGATTAGGGATTTGCTAAATAGGAAGGGGAAATCAAAATGAACATTATGGAAAATGGTGTATTAGAAGCAACTAAATTAATGAGTGAAGCAAAAAATGAGGAACAAGTTATAAATGAAGCTACAGTTTTACAGATTGCAAGTATCTTATCGATTGATGAATTAAATGATTATCAGGAAGCAACTTTACGAACTTGGAATAGCAAAACTGATTTTGGAGGACGAGTTTCAAATGCAGCTTTAGGACTTACAGGCGAAGCTGGTGAAGTTGCCGATATTGTAAAAAAAGCAATTTATCATGGACATGGTTTCCAACCATCGCATTGTCCAGGAGAAGAGGATGGAAACACTTATAAATTAGCCTTAGAGCTTGGAGATATTCTGTATTACTTAACAATTATGGCACACGAACTGGGATATACGTTACAAGATATTGCTGAAATGAATATTGCAAAATTAGCTAAAAGATATCCTGATGGTTTTAGTCGAGAAGCAAGTCAAACACGTGTAGATGTAAAGTAAGACCAAATTTGAATTTTATTAAGAAAGTTTAAATTAAAGATTTCATTTGAAAGGAATATCCCAGTAATAAAATAGAGCACTGATTTACAGTGCCTATCTTATCAGAGATTGCTTATTCCATAAAAATAAAGCTATTACGGACAATTCACAATGGTAATAGTGACGTTAGCCATTGTTCCAGGAGAATCAAGGGGTGAAGCAGTAACGATTACTGTTCCAGGTCCATTTGCGGCTAAAAATACAGCAGTAAAGTTACCAGAAGCATTGGTGATGGTAGCAAGAGGAACCATGAAAGCTAGAGAAGGATTACTAAATGAAAAGCTGACTACTACCCCTGCAGCAGGGATACCATTTACTAATACTTGACCTGAAAAAAATAAAGTATTATTTCCTTGGGTGGATACACATGCTGTGTTGGCGTTAGAAGTTAAGGAAATAGATGCAAGTCCAGCAGGAAGATTAAATCCAGTTGGTCCAGTTGGTCCAGTAGCCCCAGTAGCCCCAGTTGGTCCGGTTGACCCAGTAGCTCCAGTAGCCCCAGTTGGTCCGGTTGACCCAGTAGCCCCAGTAGCTCCTGTTGACCCAGTGGGGCCAGTTGGGGATTGAAAAGGTAGAACAGGTGGAAGTGTGGGGCCAATTGCATCTGGATTTAGTGCAGCAGAAGATAAAAACTCATCCATTATATATCACCTCTGAATATTCGTATTACTAATAGTAAATGCGAGAGTTAAGTAGAGTGAAACGGACAAGCAATTGTATTTATGAAATTTAACAAAATAGTTATTTTAAACTATTCATGAAAAAAAGAGCACTATTGAAAGTGCTCTTAGAAAATACATTTTATATCCTGTTTTGAGCTACGATTTTAATATTCTCTGGTGGAATGATATCTTGAACTTTTTCTTTTAAATCTACTTGGATCATTTCTTCAAGATGTTCAAGTGAAACTTCAAAGTTTATACATTCCGCAGTTGTGATGTTTAATAAAGAATAATTTTCATTCTTTTTAACAACAAGATATTGGGATTGATCTGTTATTACTATACACCCTTGTTGAAAGCCTAATTTACGATTATCTTCAAAAGTCATAAATGTTTCTCCTTTTATATGTATTGCAGATACATAGTTTACTATATAAATACGTTAGTTTATATTGAGAAACCTTACATTAGTATTACAACCTTGTAAGGTTTCGGAATATTTTGTGGGCTAGTAATACAGAGAGTGTAAAAATGTCAATTGAATATTTAACAAAATTCTTATTGTATGAGAAAAAATAAAAGAACCCATTTTTTATAAATGGATTCTTCCCTTAAGGTGTGCAAGGAATTCAAGGTAACTTGACCAGAGTAACTCGTGAAATTCCTTATGGTAATACTGTATGCAAAGGAACCAATAATGTTAATGAATTTTAAACAAAATCCTTATTTTAAAGTTAAAGAGCACCTAAAAAGGTGCTCTGGCCAACATTGAAATTGAAAAAAGAATACCTCATGGTATTGTATGTATATTTTTTATGGCTGTGCAATTTTTAAATAAAATCGTTATTTGATTAAAAGAAAAAAGAACACATGTTGATATGTGCTCTAAGATAATCATTTTGATATCTATTAAAGTGTCTCTTTTGTATCAGGTGTATCAAATTTATCATTTAATTTAAAGGTTGTTTCTAAAAGAATTGTAGACAAAATCGCAAAAATTAATACAGCATGTGGTGATAATTGCACTGCTGTGAAATTAAGTTTTGCTAGCCAAAAATATCCGACATACATTGTCAGGAAGGTACTAACAATTGAAATTGTAAATCCTAAGAAACCTAATTCTTTAAGCTTTTCTTCAGATAATTTAAATACGCGTAATACGAAAGAGAAGATGATCCCAACTATGAAAAGTCCAATACATAAGGTCAATAGTGACATTATACTTGGGTATACAACGTCATCAGGCAACCATTGTTTTATTCCGACAATTATGGCTGTAGGGAGCGCGATAGGTATTAATAGTGGTGATACTATTAGAAAAATAGCTAATAGTCTACCGATGTTATTTGTTTCATTGTTGTTTTGATTGTTCATAAAGCCTCCAAAAATAATTGTAAAATAAATATCCTAGTGGATTTTAGCACAAAAGTATTAGTAAAGCTATAGTTAAAAAATTGAATTCAAACAAAAACGCTATTTGGTATGTAAATATAAGAGCACTTAGAAAAGTGCCCTTCTGTAACGACTATCCACTCTAAAAAGAAATGCTGCAATATATCATATGAAATTATGTTGATTTAGTTGTGTGTATTTTGTATAAAAATTTCATTTTGTAGAAATAAGGAAACTAAAAAGAGCACCATGCATCAGTGCTCTTTAAGATAGGAGGTAACACTTTGAGCTGGATGGTTAGGTTAAAAATATATGATGTAGAAAAAGAATAAGACCTAAATTTTATTATTAACTCAATATAAAAGAGCAATTAGCTTTTGCTAATTGCTCGGCCCAAGGTAATAGACATAGATTGGGTATTAGTAAAATTGGCTATTCACGAGCCTGTTTACAGTGTAACCAAGATTTTTAAATGTATTCCCTCTTTAAAAACTTATTCAAACTGTGTTATTTAAAGAGGGAGTGGAGTAATGAAAAAGAATACTTTCCCTTTATACATGAGATGATTTTTTAATTCTCAATAATATATGAGTGTTAAGACAAAAATGTGTAATTAAAAGAGCAGCTAGCAAAAGCTAACTGCTCAATATAATGGGTTGTCTAAAGTATTGACGGAATATTGAGTTTTATTCACAAAGAATGACGTTTAACTTAATGCATAGCCAACGATCAAAGTTAGTGTTAAAAACACTGATAATAAAAGTGTTAGTAGAACTGTCACTATGCTTCTAAGCATCGCTATCCAATTACCTGCTTTAGAGAATCCTTTAATACCAGCAAAAAAAGTTCCTATTGAAAAAATGAGTACAAAAAATAAAGGATGAAAATAAAAGATATTTATAAACGATGCATTCATTTCAGGTGTGCATACTTCAAGATATAAAAGAAAAAAAGCAATGCAAACGAATGAAAAAATAAAGGACCATAGATTAATATTATGCTTCATAGGTTGCTCCTTTGTTATCGGAATATTTCTATTAAATTTTAATGGAAAATATAAGAAAAAGATAGTGTTTATAAATTAGAATGAATTTTTGAACAAAATAATCCTTTTGTTTATAGAAAAACAAGCTACCACGTTTCATTGATTGGGAATCTTTTCTAAGGTATGCTTAAGGGGATGGGAATAAAAAGAATATTTTCGGGAGGAAAGGGATTAATTTATGTTAGGAAATTGGTTTGATAAATTAAAAGAACCTAAATGTATACATAGATATAAACTTATTAAAAATCATGACAATGAAGATTTTAAAACTGGTAAGATGGGGATAGTTAGTTATTATAAATGTGAAAAGTGTGGGAAAGAGAAGGAAATCAGCAAATATACTAATGATGTTAATAGTGACTATTGGGATATTTAAAAATAACAATCGAATATAGTCCGGCTAGAAAACTAGAGGACACCAATTCATTAAAGCAGCAATTCAAGCTGTTTTAGGAATAGGGGTCCTTTTTATTTTGAAAAGGGAGATGAGGAAATATTAAGGCACTAAAAGACCAATTACGCGAGTGGAAAAAACAATCCAAGCAAGGAAAGAAGAAAAAACAAAAAGAGAAATTATGTACTCGTGAAATTGAGGATTTAATGGGGATGCATAGACCTTGTTATGAACGGAAACGTGGAGCATTAAGATAAAAGTAATTTAAAAATAAAAAGGAGTGGTCTTACATGACTAAACAATTATCTTTCTTACCAAAAATTGATAGAACAGCAACACAAGAGGAGTTAGAAGGTGTGTTGGAAAGCGTACGTATACATAGACAATTTGGGATGATGCGTAAAGAAATGAAAGTCACTCCTTCTTATGAAATACGTGAGCATGGTCCTACGCATGCAGTTGATAAGCCGTTAGAAGATATTGCTATAGCAAATATTCAACAAAGTAAACGAGAAGAATGGCTAGAAAGAATGTCATTACGTATTGATCAATTTCTAAATCGATTAGGAAATGGACGCGCAGGAATTATCCAAAGGGACATTATTTATAAACGTTATTTAGAAGAAGAGGATGTATGTGATTACATGGTTTATAACGAAATTGGAATGTCAGAGCGTACTTATCGACGTTGGAAGTCTAAAGCATTTTATAAGCTTGCTTTTGCACTTGGATTAGAAGTTTACGAGACAGAAGAAACTGGAGGTAATGAATAGTGAATTTTGTTCAACCGATACGTGATCCAGAGCAAATACAACAAATTAAAGAATACCTAAAAGAAAAGAATGAACGCAATTATATTTTGTTTGTAATGGGAATTAATACAGGTCTACGTATTAGTGATATTTTAAAACTGAAGGTTGGAGATTTAAATGGCAGCCATATATCAATACGTGAAATGAAGACAGGTAAGCAGAAACGTATTCAGATTACTGCAGCATTAAGAAGAGAGTTAAAGTGGTACATTGAAGATATGGAAGGCTATGAGTATTTAATTAAGAGCAGACAAGGAAACAATCGACCAATCGGAAGAAGTATGGCATATAAAATACTTAGTACTACAGCAGCAAAGTTTGGTTTAGAAGAAATTGGGACACATACATTACGTAAGACATTTGGATATCATATGTACATGCAGACAAAGAACATAGCTTTGCTGATGGAGATATTCAATCATTCAAGTGAACGAGTAACGTTAAGATATATAGGAGTAAACCAAGATGCAATGGATAAAGCAATGACTAGGTTTAAAATCTAATCATTGCTTTTTTGTTCAAGGATAGCAACACATGCTTATCAACTTAAGAACAGAAACTTATGCTTGAACATAAAATCAAATCTAGATGTGTAAAGCTATTTCAAGTGAATAGAATCGCCTCTTTAAGAATACATAAAAAATATATATACAAGCGTAGTCTAATCACTACATCGTTGTTGAAAGTAGAATTCTATAAAATTTGGAGGAAGAGATATGCAAAAAAAGGTTCTTCTGTTTACAGATTTAGGGATTGATGATGCCTTTGCTATACTGTACACCTTTTTTCGTAAAGACATTCAACTTGTAGGAATCGTAGCCGATTATGGAAATGTATCAAGAGAAAATGTAATAAGAAATATTAACTATTTAAAGTACATTGCGGGAAGAGAAGAAATACCTGTATTCCTTGGTGCTTCTGTACCGTTGACAGGTATATTGATTCAGTATTTCCCTGAGGTACATGGAAAAGTTGGATTAGGACCTATTATTCCACCTGAAATTTCATATCCAGTTTATCCTTTAAATGATATTTATCAAATTATAGAATCAAATTTAGAAGATCTTACAATTATCAATTTAGGAAGACTTTCTTCGCTAGCTACGACTTTTGTATTGAATTTAGAAACAATGCGAAATGTAAGAGAATGCATTTGCATGGGGGGAGCTTTTTTCTATCCAGGTAACGTAACTGCTGTGGCTGAAGCTAATTTTTACGCAGATCCTTATGCAGCAAACTTAATTCTGCAACATGCAAAGAACTTGACAATTATTCCTTTAAATGTGACCCAACATGCGATTGTTACACCCGAAATGGTCCAGCAAATCGATGCATTTCATCGGAATACACAAGATCTTGCAGGGCTTATCATTAAACCTATGTTAGATTATTATTATAATTTTTACTCCAAGTCTAATCCAGGTATAAGTGGAAGTCCTATGCATGATTTTGTAACAGTGTGGTATTTGCTAAATAGAGAGGCTGTTAGCCTTACGAGAGTACCTATTAAAGTAATTCCTGATCAAGGGGAAGGTTTTGGACAAAGCATTGCAGACTTTCGTTTTGTTACTAATCCAGGCTATAAAACGCATAATGTAGCTTTTCAGTTTGATTATGAAAGGTTCAGGAAGGATATTATGGAAACGTTCTTAAAGAAGAGAGCGTAAAAGACTTTGTTCATTTTATTTAACGTATAGGAATCCAACTTTTTAGGTTGAAATTCTGTCTGTATTTCGTCACTATCAAGCTAATAAAATAAAATCCTGCTAAAAATAAAAATCTACTGACTATTGAGAGTAATTAAATGCAGTGGATTTTTATTTTTGGAGTACATTAAAATTTAAAATTGGTGGCCATGTTATTCTACCTCATTCTATACAGTTACTCATTTTTATTGTGTTGTGTAACTCAAAAGAGGAAGTGTTATGAAGCTATGAATATCAAAGGCTGTAGCATTTGGCATAGTTACACAAAATATAAGATATGGGTAATTAATGCTAGAAAAAATTGGTTGTATCTAGTACATTAAATGATAGGGATATGTAAATTGTTAGGGAATAATATGATAGTTATTCCTTAAAGTATTTAAACATCATATTTTAGTAGTTAAGAAAAATAGGAGGGATATTATGTTTAGAATAGATACTGATCATTTTATGAAAGTAGTACCGGAAATCTTAAGTAATGAACTGCTACGGAAGCCTCAGATTCAAGCTTACCAAGCAGTCCAGGATCATTTTTTGATGGAAAAGAGTACTGATCCTGCGTTGGTTGTCCTACCAACTGGTACAGGGAAAACAGGATTAATGGGTATTATTCCTTATGGACTTGCACAAAGCCGGGTATTAATCATTACGCCTCAATTAGTAATAAAAGATTCTGTATTAGGCTCTTTAGACCCTGATTATGATAAGAATTTTTGGTTGATGACTAAGGTATTTACTTCAAGACAAGATCTTCCTTCAGTAATTGAATATGAAACTGATCAATCACAAGATATGCTGCAATACGCCAATATAGTTATTGTTAATATACATAAGTTACAAAAAAGACTGAGTTCATCACTATTGAAAAAAGTGCCTAAAGATTTTTTTGACTTAATTATTATTGATGAGGCCCATCATGCTGAAGCAAAAACATGGCAAGAAGCTATTAATTATTTTGATGAGGCAAAGATTGTTAAGGTGACTGGTACTCCATTCCGAAGTGATGGAAAAGAAATTCAAGGTCAAACAATATATGAGTATAAATTACGCGAAGCGATGTTAAACGGCTACGTTAAACAATTAGAAAGAATTAAGCATATACCAGATAAATTATACTTATCAATTGACAAAGATGAGGAGGCGAAATACACTATTGAAGAAATTAGAAAGTTGGGGATCAAAGAAGAAGATTGGATAAATAGGTCGGTGGCCTTATCCCCAGAAAGTAATATGGCAATCATCGATAAAAGCCTTGAGCTTTTAGAAGAAAAACTTTCAGTAAGTAAATTCCCTCATAAAATTATTGCTGTTGCATGTAGTATTTGGCATGCAGAGCAGCTGAAAAAGCTATATGAAGAAAAAGGGTACGATGTAGCTTTAGTACATAGCTTACTTGATAAACAAACAAGAGTGAAAGAAATGGAAAAGATTGATCAAAATAATGTTAAAGTAGTAATAAATGTTTCAATGCTTGGTGAAGGGTATGATCATAAGTATTTTTCAGTAGCTGCAATTTTTAGACCGTATAAAAATCTTCTTCCATATGCTCAATTTGTCGGGCGAGTTCTTAGATCTATAGAACCTACTGTTGATATTAAAGAAGTTGTTCCAGATGATAATATAGCGGCTGTTGTTTATCATCAAGAATTAGGGTTAGATAAACTTTGGCAGTATTATAAAGAAGAGATTATTAAGAAAGAAATGATAAAAAAGGTAAGAGAAGATGTAAAATTAAACCCTAAAGAAGTAGGGCCACCAAAGGATACTTCTTTTGGGGTTGTTATGGAATCAGGAGAAAACTATTTAGATGTGGATTCATTTGTTGAGAGTGAATTACTTGAAAAAAGGCAAGAAAGAATTCAACAAGAGGAAGAAAAAATTCAAACGATGATGAGTATGTTAAATGTTGATAGGGATCAAGCTATAACATTTATAAAGCAAAGTCAACAAAGTGAAGATAAAAAACGATTACTTAGACCTGATCTTTATGTTAAAAGGATCCGACAAAAGATTGATAAAAAAATCAAGTTGGAAATTGTTCCAGATTTACTCTTTGAGTATAATTTAGATATAAAAGGGAGCGAAATTTCGAAAATTCCTTTTTTATTTAAACAAAAATACAGATGGATTCCTCAAAAAACTAGAGAAAATGCAGGGGTTTTAGCTATACTTATTGAAAATAAACTTAATGATGCTATCGGTGGAAAAAGAAGCGAATGGGTAGTTGGGGATTGGCCAAGAGCAGAAGCCGAGTTGGAAAACATAGTTAGCTATCTGCGCTCATCTCTAAATCATTATTTAGAAAGGTGATATAAAATGAAGAGCCTAATGGAAAAACTTTATGAAGAGCTCTACTCACCAAAAGTTACACCTTATGAGTTGGTTTCAAATGCAAAATTGAGTAACTATAATTATGTAAATATGACCAAATCAGAAGATGGTGGATTGTATGTGGAAAGTTCTTGTGTCCTAGAAGATGGTGAAAATGCAATTTTTATGTACCATTTTGATGGTAATGATCATTTAATAACATTAAAATCAGTTATTGGAAATTCGGAAGAAACAATATATCATCGACCTGATGAAATATTAAAAGTAAAGGTTCAGCTTCAAAATATTATTCAAACCAAGAGTGCTGTCATGTAAAGACTCCAAATCGTTGGAGTCTTTTTTTTTGGGGAGAAGTATAATTTATTTAAAAAACGTGGCAGAATCGTGACATTTTATTGGCCGTAAATGTGCCGTTTGTTTTGAAAGTATCGTGTTATATTTGTATTATGAAAAGTGGCGAAAAACACAACTGACAAAGATTCCTTGCTAGTATGTATGTCTAAACGGTTTCAGAATTACGGGAGCAGATGATACTGATTGAATGTTATCGTTATGAGAGAGTGTGTTTTCTTTTCTTTCATTTACTTAATGACGGATTGTAAACAGGATGGAATTTCATTATCGCAGTTGAAATAAAAGAGTTGGGAACTTAATATTTTATATTTAAATTAAATAACTAAAGTGATATTATAATGTTATTATTAAATTTGGTATAAAAAGGATGAGTATATGGAGACCTCATATTTTAATTTATTTATTGATGTTAAAACGTTGGAACAAATAAAAGGTACTGCGACTGTTGTTATAGATACAAATGTGTTATTGCTGGGGTATCAATCAAAAAATATTACTTTTGAAAGTGTATTAAAGGTTTTAAAACCTTTATCCAAAAATGGAAGATTGAAAATTCCTTCTCATGTTATTAAGGAGTTTTCTCAACAGAGACCGAATAAAATTGAAGAACTGTCTAGGGAAATACATAATGTAAAGAGTAACTTAGGGAGTAAAGTTAGTAATAAAACATCCTTAGGAGAAGTTATTCCTGCACTTTCTATTTTAGAAAAAGAGCATAGTGAGATTATTACTCTAGAGGATAAATATAATAAATGTATTGAGGAATTAAATAAATTGAGAGGTTTATATGTTGATGGCTTAACACAACTACAACAAATATTAGGCCAATATATAGATCATGATGTAATTTTAAATCATTATCAAGATATTATTAAAGAAAGTTATTTTGAACCGGAAGGCCTACTGGCAGGGGACGAATTAGAGAAAGAATGGAATCGTAGAATTCAAAATAAAATTCCACCTGGTTATAAAGATTCATCAAAAAAAGTAAACCAATTTGGTGATTTGATAATTTGGGACCATATATCTAAAATACAAAATGATGTTATCTTTGTAACCAATGATGTTAATAAGGGGGATTGGGTCTATAAAGTAAATGATGAGGTTTTAGGAGCAAGAAGGGAGCTTGTTGAGGAATTTTATACACGTGAAGGATTAAGTGGATTTACATTAAAAGTTGTAACACCTCGACAATTTATCACTTTATTTTCTAATGAGGAAGTTGAGCAAGCGATAAAAGATGATTTAGATAGAGGAATTAAAAGTGAAAAATTGATTAAATCATGGTCTCTTCAATTAGGCTTTAAAGAGATGAGAGACCAAATAAGGGAATTGAGAAACACTCAACATTTAAAGGAATCATATCTTGATAGGGGATTTGATGAAATTGAGCGTTTACTAAGTAATTTTTTACTCGATACCCAAAATCATGAAGATTTTATTGAATTATCAAAAGTATATAAAGATATATTGGAAAAATTTGTTGAAGATCCTTCTTCAGAATTCATTAGAAGTATAGATGTGAATAATTTAATAGATATAATAAAAAAGCAAAAAGAGAAAATAAAATTAGAGAGTGTAAATTAATTATTTATGAAAGCACCCATTCGGGTGCTTTTTATTTTGGAGGGATGAAGGATGAGTTTAACCAATTTAACCAAACAGGAACAAGGAATTGTAATTGGTACATTAATTCCATTGCTTGGACAAGACATTGTAAATGAACGTATTGATAAGAAGAAATTAGAAAGTGCAATCCCAGTCTTTAATGAGTTGGAAGATAACACAACACCAAAGGAAAAGAGAGAAGCGATGATCAGTTTGCTTGATAAAACAATGAATGAATTCTTAAAACAATAACCATAAAAAAAGGAAAAGTAACTCGCATGGGGGCGAATTACTTTTCCAGATGGCAATGTTAATTTTATTATATCAATTTGTATCTATTTTTAAATATACAATTGGAATATTTTTTTAAAAGGAGTGAGACAGATGCAAGTCTACCGTTCTAACTGTAATGAAGATTACGAGATGCAACCACAAGTAGAGCAACTTCCTAATCGTATTGAGAGGTGTTCCTTCACATGTCCTCATTGTGGCCATGAACATGTTGCTGCATATGTGAACGATAAGCTTCGTAAGCATCAAGGGGATATAGCTAAGTGTTACGAACGAATTAATAAAAAAAATCTAGCCATCGAGGATGAAATAAAACGGTTAAGAAAGAGGATGCAAGGTGCCAAGTAAATCATTCAAGCCGTGTAAGTCGTTAGGTTGCAATGAACTGACACGGAATAAGTATTGTGCTAAACATATCGAAAAGGAAAAAGAAACCGTAAGATATTACGACAAACATATTCGAAACAAAAGCTCGCGTTCATTCTATAACTCCAAACAATGGAGAGAGATACGTGGGCTTATTTATCGTAGAGATCATGGACTATGTGTTCAATGTAGAAGCAAGGACATCGTTAAGATAGGTGATGTAGTCGATCATATCGTTCCGATTCGAGCGGATTGGTCTAAACGATTAGAACCGACTAATTTACAAACACTCTGTCATGCTTGCCACAATAAGAAAACAAAAGAAGATGAGAAGAAAAACAGAAAATGATTCGAAAGAAAAAATTCACAAATACCCCCCACTATGAAAAAGCAAAAGGCGACTCTCTGGAGACCGCCGCCTAGCTTTCCGTGCAAAAAATTCGTTTTATTTCATAAAAGGGGGTCCAACTAAAGGAGGTGGTTCACATGGGACGAAAAGCGAAGCCAATTCATTTACAAATACTTGAAGGTAATAAAAACCGATTAACTAAACAGGAAATAGAACAACGAGTGAAGGCTGAGCAAAGTATTCAACCGAAAACGAATAGAATAAAAGCTCCAACTTGGTTAAATGCAGTAGCTAAAAAAGAATTCAATCGTATTTCTAAAGAATTAATGGAATTAGATCTTATTACAAATGTAGATATTAATGCTTTGGCGGCTTATTGTGACGCCTACTCTGATTACGTTGAATGCACAAAAATTATTAGTGAAGAAGGGTTAATGGTAGAGTACACAAATAAAGCAGCTGAAACCAATAAAGTGCCACACCCTTTATTAACTAAAAAGAAACAATTGCATGAACAAATGAAGTCGTTAGCAATTGAATTTGGATTAACGCCAAGTTCCAGAGCATCTTTAGCAAAACCTAAGGGTGATAATAAACCTCAAACCAATGCTGAAAAGCGGTTTGGTGATAGGGTATGAGATTAGAAGAAAGGCTAATGCAATATGTTTATGACATTTCGGACGGTAATATATTGGCTTGTAAAAAACATCAATGGGCTTGCGAACGTTTTTTAAGGGATTTAGAACGTACACAAGAGGATGAGTGTCCATTCTATTTTGATATTGAACAATTGTATGATTTTTATGAATGGTGCAAGCAATTTAAACATTTTAAAGGTGTATTAGCAGGTCAATATATTGAATTAACCGATTTTCAGTTATTCGTAGCAGCTAATATATTTTGTTTTCTTATTAAAGCTACAAATAATAGACGTTTTCTACGTGTATTTATTGAACTTGCAAGGAAAAACGCAAAATCACAATTCTTGGCTCTTATCGCTTCTTATATAACGTTCTTATCTGATCAACAAGAAGAATGCTATATAGCTGGTTGGGATAGACAACAATCAAGCCTTGTGTACAATGATATTTTAAAGCAACTAGGCGCATGTGATATGTTATCAAAAAAATATAAGGATTCTTATGGGAAAATTACGCATATAAAAAGTGATTCAACAATAACACCACTTTCGAAAGAAGCAAAAAAGACTGGTGATGGTACAAACCCATCGCTTGGTATCGTTGATGAATATCACGCTCATGATACTAGCGAGATTTATGATGTAATTGATTCGGGAATGGGTGCACGTGAGAATACATTGATGTTCATTATCACCACAGCAGGATTTAACATCAATGGACCTTGTTACAAGGAGTATAAATACTGTTCAAGGATATTAGATCCAAACGATTTAGGTGTGGAGAATGATGAGTATTTTGTTGTTATTTGTGAACTTGATAAAGGTGATGATATCAAGGATGAAACTAATTGGATAAAAGCCAATCCGATCGTAGCAACTTATGAAGCTGGAATGAAGAAGCTTCGAAGTGATTTGAAAGTCGCTCTTGATAATCCTGAAAAAATGCGGTCTTTTCTAACGAAACGTATGAATATTTGGGTTAGCCGAAAAGAAAATGGTTATATGGATATGTCTAGATGGAATAAATGCGATGGTGTAATTGAGTTGTCAGAATTAAAAGGTATGGAGTGTACAGTAGGAGCTGATTTATCAGCAAAAATCGATTTAACTAGTGTTGATTTCGAATTCAAAAAAGATGATAACTATATTGTAATTAGCCATAGCTTTATACCAGAAGATACTTTAGATGAAAAAATGAAAACAGATAAAGTACCATATGACATTTGGGCTCAGCAAGGTTGGATTACTGTAACGCCGGGTTCGGTAGTAGATTATAATTTCGTTAAAGAGTATATAAAAACGATGGAATCAGATAATGATTTTAAAATAAAAGAAATATGTGCTGATCCATGGAATGCAACTCAGTTCATGCAAGACATGGAAGCAGAAGGATATGTTGTTGTAGAAATTCGACAGGGTATGGCTACTTTATCGGGGCCAACGAAAGATTTTAGGGAGCAAGTGTATCAAAAGAAAATTATTCACAATAATAATCCAGTACTAAATTGGGCAATTGGAAATGCTGTTACTAAGCAAGATGCTAACGAAAACATCATGTTGGACAAGTCAAAAGCAACAGAGAGAATTGACCCGATAGCGGCTGTAATTAACTCACACGTTCGCTGTATGCTCAATTCTGGTGAGATAGATTTAAATTCATATATTTTAAGTCGAAATTTCTCATTCTAGGAGGAATTACATGTGGTTTTTAAGGTTCTTTTTCAGTATTTTAGATGATATTTTATTTGTTTCAGGGTTGTCCATTATTATAGGGACAACTTTTTTTATTAATCCTATTTACGGATGGTATTTGTTAGGTGTGATTCTTACAATGCTGGGGGTGATAATGATTAGAAGATAGAAAGGAGGTGAAACTTTTGATCTTTCGGCAGTTATTTAGGAACCAGGATACGACAGATTTAAAAAATCCAGCTCCTTGGTTTAAAAGTTTATTCGGGTATCAAGCCGCAAGTGGTGAAAAGGTAACGGTTGAATCATCTTTAAGTGTTCCAACGGTTTACCGATGTATTAACATTCTTGCAAATAGCGTTGCAATGCTTCCTTTTCAAACGTTTAAAAAGACAGTAAAGGGAAGAGAACGGGATAAGGCACATCAAGTGTCTTTTGTTCTAGAAAGAAGACCAAATCCTTATCAAAGCCCATTTAAATTCAAACATTTAATTGAAACACACCGTAATACATGGGGAAATGCCTACATTAATATTCATTGGGGTGTGGATGGAAGACCAAAAGAATTATGGGTACTGAATCCAGCTGTTACAACGCCCACTGTAGACCTAAAGACCAACAAACTATGGTATTTTACTAGTTTGCCAGATGGTACACCTGTAAAAATACCTGATGATGACATAATTCATCTTACTACATTGTCTACTGACGGTTTGAAGGGTAAACCACCTATTCAGATTGCAAGAGAATCAATAGGTAGCTCACAGGCGGCCCAAAAGTTTAAGGGCAAGTTTTTTACAAACGGTGCAGCACATAGTGGGATATTAAAAACCCAACAAGCACTTGGTAAAGAAGCAAAAGAAGTTCTTCGTGAAGCATGGGAAGAGGCAAATACAGGGTTAAATAATGCTCAAAGAATAGCTATTTTAGATGCTGGGCTAGAGTTTGAAAAGGTTGGAATGCCTTTGAAAGATGCTCAATTTATTGAGGGTATGAAATTTGATAAAGGTGAGATTGCAAACATCTTTAATATTCCTTTGCACATGATTAATGAGTTAGATCGCGCTACTTTCTCCAATATTGAACAACAGGCGTTGGATTTTATTCAAAATACGTTGAGCCCAATTCTTATACAGTATGAAGAAGAATTTTCTTATAAAGCATTTTCGTTTAATGAGCAAAAACGATATTATCTAAAGTTTAACCTGACAAGCTTATTACGTGCTGATTCTAAATCAAGAGCAGAATTCTACAAAATTATGTTAGATGCTGGTGCTTTTTCGATTAATAAGGTACTGGAACTGGAAGATATGGACGGGATTGGGGAATACGGTGATAAACATCGCGTTGACTTAAACCATGTATCTATTGAGATTGCCGATGAATACCAATTAGCGAAAGCTAATGGAGGGGCACTACAGAAGGGAGGTGAGGACGATTAAAGACGTATTTACTATTAAAAATCAAACGGAATCGTCAGCAGATCTATTTATCTATGGTGACATCATAAATAATACGGGTTGGAAATGGGATGATTCTGATATTATGCCTGATGATGTGAAAAATATCTTAGGGCAGTTGGATGATAAAAGTAATCTTAATATCTATGTGAATAGTGGTGGTGGTTCTGTATTTGCTGGTTTAGCCATTTATAACATGCTAAAGCGCAATAAAGCACAAAAAACTGTTTATGTGGATGGTGTTGCAGCTTCTATTGCTTCTGTAATCGCCCTAGCTGGTGATCGTGTTGTTGTTCCTTCTAATGCATTCTTAATGATTCATAAGCCTTGGACATATGCAGCTGGAAATGCAATTGATTTCCGAAAAGCAGCAGAGGACCTTGATAACATCGAAGCAGGGATCATGAACGTATACAAAGAGAACTTAAAAGAAGGCGTTGAAATTGAAGAAATTCAACAATTAGTAGATGCTGAGACTTGGTTAAGTGGTGAAGAAGCTGAAAAGTACTTTAATATTGAAGTTGTGGAAGCAAAAGAAGTCGCAGCTTGTAATAGTGATTACTTTGATAAATATCAAAAAACACCTAATAAAGTAGTTGCAAAAGTTCCTTTTATTCCAAAGAAGGATAATAATGAACAATTAAAAATTCAAAATGCACTAGACCTGTTAGAACTATAGGTCTATTTTTTTTGTGCTAATACAAGGAGGAAATACCGAATGGATAAACATGAACAAGAATTACGTCAAAAAGTTGCTGACTTAAAAGCGAAAGCAGAAGAGTTTAATAATAGCGGTAAATATGAAGATGCAAAGGCAAAAATCGAGGAAGCAAAAAACGCGAAAAATGAATTAGATAATTATCTAGCCATGAAGCAAATTCAAGTTCCCGAGCCTGTAAACTCACAAGCAGGAGTATTACCTCCAGCATCAGTTAAAAATGAAGATCCATCATACAAAGACGTATTTATGAAAGCTATCCGTGGTCAAAGTTTAAGTCATGAAGAAGCAAGTGTTATGCAGGAATATAAAGCGGCCTTATCTGAGAATTCAGGTAAAGATGGCGGCTATATTGTTCCAGAAGATATTACGACAACTATTAATCAATTAAAACAAACGGTTGATAACTTAGAACAATATGTAAATGTACAACCTGTTTCAACAAATAAAGGGGCTCGTACATTAGAAAAGCGTGCGGCATCAACACCATTTGCTCCATTATCTGAGTATGGTAAGCCGAATGCAATGCAAGAAATTGCTTCTCCTGAATTTGATCGTTTATCTTATGCTATTGAAGATTACGCAGGATTCTTACCAGTACCAAATGATTTATTAGATGATACAGATCAAGCTTTAGAAGAATATTTACGCCAATGGATCGCTAAGAAATCTATTGCTACTCGTAACTATCTAATTTTACAAGAACTCAACAAATTGACCAAGGTTGATTTTAAAGATTATAAAGGCATTAAAACAGCGTTAAATGTTACATTAGACCCGGCGTTTGCAGCTGGAGCTAACATTTTTACTAACCAAGATGGATTCAATTACTTAGATCAATTAGAAGATAAAAATGGTCGTCCGCTTCTTCAACCAGATCCAACAAATCCAACACGTAGTTTGTTGTCGGGAAAACCGGTTATTACTTTGTCCAATAAGACAATCGCCACAGATAAAGATGGGAAAGCACCTTTCATTGTTGGTAATTTAAAAGAAGCCATCATTCTTTGGGATAGAAAACAATTATCTATCGATATGACTACAGAAGGTGGAAACGCTTGGAGAACAAATACTTCTGAATTCCGAGCAATTGAGCGTGAAGATGTTACGTCATGGGATACAGAAGCAGTTGTGTATGGACAAATTATTGTTACGCCTAAAACAGGAGCTTAATAAGGTAGGGGGTGTCCTTCTTGGTACTAACATTAGAGGAAGCGAAAAAGTATCTTCGTGTGGATGGTGATGAGGAGGATGATCTCATTACATCTTTCGTAATAGCAGCTGAAATATATATTAAAAATGCTACAAGTAAAAATGTAGATTTAAAAGGCGAGCTTGCTAAATTAGCAGCTCGTATTTTAATTGCTCATTGGCATGAAAATCGTGAAGCAGTTGGAAAAGCTGAACAATTAGCATTTAGTTTGCAGTCAATATTAGTTCAGTTGCAGTATTCTGGTGGTGATACAAGTGAATCCAGGTAAAATAGATAAACGTCTTACGTTCCAAATAATAGACGAGGATGCAAAGAACCCTGACGGTGATCCAATAGAGGGTTATAAAGATTCCTTTACTGTATGGGGCTCTTTTATTTTTTTAAAGGGAAGAAAATATTTTGAAGCAGCCGCAGCTAATAGCGAAGTTCAGGGGGAAACAGAAATCCGATTTCGCACAGATGTGAATGCTGATATGAAGATTAAGTATAAGAACGTAATTTATGACATTCTTTCGGTTATTCCAACTGAAAAACACACGTTATCAATCATGTGGAAGCGTGGTGGAATGAATGGCTGATGGTGTTGATTTTTTAGGTTTTGATCGCCTGATATCTGAATTAGAGCAGATGGGTTTACGTGGAGAAAAGGTTGAAGATAAAGCCCTTGCAGCTGGTGGTGAGCAAATTCGAAAAGCCATTGCAGAAAGAAGTGAACCAAGGAGTTCAAGTCCTAAGAAACCGTCCAAAAGTGAACCTTGGCGTACAGGCCAACATTTGCTTGATAATATACGAGTTACAAAGGCACGAATGGAAAATGGTGTGAAAACGATCAAGATTGGAATAGACAAAGCGGACCGTTCTCCATATTTCTATGGAAAGTTTTTAGAGTGGGGTACTTCTAAAATGCCAGCACATCCATTTATAGAACCAGGTTTTAACGCTTCTAAAGCGGATGCGGTACGTGCTATGACAGATATCTTGAAGAATGAAATGGGGCTGAATTTATGATAAATTTACGCCCTGAAATTGTACAAGCTCTTGAAAATAATCAGGAGCTTGTTTCTTTATTAGGTGGAAAACGTGTGTATTATCGTAAAGCCAAAAATGCTGAAGAGTTTCCACGTATTACGTTTTTTGAATTAGACAATAGGCCAGATGGATTTGCAGATAATTATGAAAGCGAAAGTGAAATTACATTCCAAATCGATATTTGGTCAAAAGGTAGTACAACAGCAATCCACCAAAAAGTGAATGAGGTCATGAAAAGTATTGGTTTCTCACGTTATAAGGTTGCTGATTTATATGAAGAGGATACGAAAATTTTTCATTATGCGATGCGATTCGCGAAAGGAGTGGAGTTATAGATGGCTGGAGAAGTTATTAAAATTAGTTCAACTGTCGGTGTAGATAGTCTTGTTTATGCAAAGTCATTGAAAGATGACGCAACAGGTATTGATTACAGTACGGTTAAAAAAATGGAAGGCGCAGTAAAGGTTAAAACATCTAAAAAAGTAGCTACCGAGATTATGTGGAGCGACAATAAAAAATCGGAAATTGCTGAGTCTGATGGTGAGGTTGAGGTTGAAATTGAAGTTCGAGGATTGTCATTATCAACAAAGGCAGACATTGAGGGATTTCCAGAAGTTACAGATGGTGTATTAGACGAAAAACGAGAAGGAGAAAAGCCATATTTAGCAATTGGATGGCGCTTTTTAAAGGCTAATGGAAAATATCGATATGTTTGGTTATTAAAAGGGAAACTTTCACAAGAAGAGGAAGAAGCTGAAACTAAAAAAGATAAGCCAAACTTCCAAACAACTAAACTGAAAGGTTCGTTTATTGAACGTGATTTTGATGATAGAACTAAATTCACAGCGGATGAAGATGAACCTACGTTTACAAAAGCTATCGGAGATAATTGGTTTAAAAAGGTATATGAGAAACCTGTGGCACAACCACCAACAGGAAAGTAAGAGGGAGCAAAAGCTCTCTCTTTTTTATTAAATTTAGGAGGAAAAAACTATGAAATTAACCTTAATGATTAATAAAGAAAAACAAACTTTTAATATGCCGGAATTTATTCCAGCACGCCTTATTCGTCAGGCTCCTGAACTTGCTGAAATCCCAAACAATCCTGGTCCAGAAGATATGGATAAAATGGTCCAATTTGTGGTGAAAGTTTATGATGGTCAGTTTACATTAGATCAGTATTGGGATGGTATTGATGCCCGTAAATTCTTATCGACAACTTCAGATGTAATTAACGCAATTATAAATGAAACTGTGGAAGCTGCTGGGGGTAGTACTGGATCTAAAGAAGAAAACCCAAACGCATAGAGGGAGGAGGGCTAACGTTCAGTGAGTTTATGGACGAGCTCTACCTCTCTTTATTACGTCAAGGGTATAAACATCATCATATCGATAATGAAATGGATATTTGGCATTATTTAAAGCTGAATCAAAAGAATCGTGAACAAGGTGATTCAAATAGGGAAAATGCAAGCTCTAATGAAATAGAAGTTCCGGCAGAAAACATTATTTAATGAGGGGGTGAGACTATGGCAAATGAAATGAATAATTTGGTCGTTAGGCTTTCCCTTGATAATGTAAACTTCCGACAAGGTATCGCGAATTCAGGACGTGCAGTCAGAACATTACAAAATGAATTAAAATCTGTAAGTACAGGTATGGGTGGTTTCGCTAACGCTAGTCAACAAACGCAAGCGAAAATGAATACCCTCAGCAGGCTCATTGATGCGCAAAAAGAGAAAGTTAAAGCATTACGACAAGCCTATGATCAAAATAAGGCTAAATTAGGTGAAAATGATGCAGCAACTCAACGATATGCTTCGCAAGTTAATAAGGCAGTTGCTGATTTAAATAGATTTAAAAATGAACTCAAACAAGTGAATCGTCAGGCACAACAAACAGCACTGGATAAATTAAATAACTCATTGAAGTCTTTACAAGCTGAATTCCAAGCGGTTACAACAGGAATGCATGGATATACCAATGCATCTGAACAGACCCGAGCGAAAATTGATGTGCTATCTCGTATGATAGATAAACAAAAAGAGAAGATTAGGGAACTTCAACAAGCCTATAATCGTGCTAAAACAGAAGAAGGTGAAGCGAGTCAATCAGCACAAAGATATGCTGAACAAATTCATCGGGCAACAGCTGAACTGAATCGATTTGAAACTGGATTACAACAGTCAAATCGTGAATTAGAACAGCAAGGGAATCGCCTATTGAACTTCGGTAATCGCATGGAGACATTAGGTAATCATTTGCAAAATGCCGGAATGCAGATCGGCATGGTATTTGGTGGTATGACTTACGCAATAGGTCGGGGTTTAAAATCGGCTGTAGAAGAATCAATGAATTTTGAGCAACAAATGGCCAATGTTAAAGCTGTATCTGGTTCTACTGGAGAAGAAATGAAAAAATTAAGCGAACTAGCTGTTAACATGGGAGAAACAACAAAATATTCTTCTGTGGAAGCTGGAAAAGGTATTGAAGAATTAATAAAAGCTGGTGTTAGCTTACAAGATATTATTAATGGTGGATTGGCAGGAGCTCTTAACTTAGCGACAGCAGGAGAATTAGAATTAGGTGAAGCGGCAGAGATTGCATCAACAGCATTAAATGCGTTTAAAGCAGATCATCTTTCGGTTGCGGATGCAGCCAATATTTTATCTGGTGCAGCCAATGCTTCCGCAACTGATGTAAGAGAGTTAAAATATGGACTTTCAGCTTCATCAGCAGTAGCAGCGGGAGCCGGAATGACGTTTAAAGATACAGCTACAACTTTAGCGGTATTTGCTCAAAACGGTTTAAAAGGTTCTGATGCAGGGACATCTTTAAAAACAATGCTAATGAGACTAAATCCGTCTACAAAAGAAGCATACAACAAAATGCGAGATTTAGGTCTTATCACTTATAATGCACAAGCTGGATTTGATTTCTTAGTAAAAAACGGTATTCAACCAGCTTCCAGAAATGTAGGGGATATAGAAGTAGCTTTAGAACAATATGTAATGAAAACTGAAGGAGTAACGAAATGGAATGATAAATGCGATACCACATTCCGCGAATTAGCAACAAGTTCAGCTTTCTTATCATCAAAATTCTACGATCAACAAGGGCATATTCAAAGTCTAGAAAATATTTCAGGTACACTTCATGAATCCATGAAAGATTTAACAGACCAACAACGAAGTATGGCTTTAGAAACGTTATTTGGTTCGGATGCCGTTCGTGGTGCGACTATTCTCTTTAAAGAAGGAGCAAAAGGTGTTAACGAGATGTGGGATTCTATGTCTAAAGTTACGGCAGCAGATGTTGCAGCGACTAAAATTGATACTCTACAAGGACGAATTACATTATTAGACTCGGCATTTTCCACAATGAAAAAGACAATCGGTGACGCGCTTGCCCCTGTGGTTAGTGCCTTTGTTGCTGGCCTACAAAAACTTGTAGATGGATTCAATGCATTACCTGGTCCCGTACAGAAAGCAATTGCAATTACAGGTGGTATTGTTCTTGCTTTAACAGCGGTAGCCGCTACAATCGGTGTAGTTTTAGCGGCAGTTGGAATGGTTATGTCAGGGATTGGAGCGCTAGCAACATCATTAGGAATTGCTGGTGGCGCTGCGGGTCTTGCTGGTGCTGCGGTGGGGTTTTTAGGAAGTGCATTAGGAGTGCTTCTTGGACCTGTTGGTTTAATAGCAGCCGCCCTTATCGGGACAGGAGTTGTTGCATATAAAGCATATCAAAAAGCAACAGAAGACAGTATCGCTTCAGTAGATCGCTTTGCTACAAATACAGAAGGGAAAGTAAGTTCCTCAACAAAGAAGGTTCTTGGTGAGTATTTCAAGCTGTCCGATGGCATTAGACAAAAGTTAACTGAAATTAGATTGAATCATGAAGTAATAACAGAAGAACAGTCGCAGAAGTTGATTGGTCAATATGACAAATTAGCTAATACAATCATTGAAAAAACCAACGTAAGACAGCAAAAAGAAATTGAGGGGCTTAAAAAGTTCTTTGCTGATTCGTATGTATTAACCGCTGAAGAAGAGAACAAACGAATCGAACAGTTAAATCAGCACTATGAACAAGAGAAGCTAAAGACACAAGAAAAGGAAAATAAAATTAAAGAAATTCTACAAACAGCCGCTAGGGAAAATAGAGAATTAACAACGTCTGAACGTATTTCTTTACAAGCATTACAGGATGAAATGGACAGAGTTGCTGTTGAGCATATGTCTAAAAATCAAATGGAGCAAAAGGTTATTCTTGAAAATATGCGTGTGCAGGCTAGTGAAATTTCAGCTAGACAGGCAGCGGAAGTTGTAGAGAATAGCGCCAAAGCAAGAGATAAAGTTATTGAAGATGCGAAAAAGACCCGTGATGAAAAAATTGCAGAGGCCATTCGCCAGCGTGATGAAAATAAAACAATCACTGCTGATGAAGCGAACGCAATCATTGCAGAGGCAAAACGTCAGTATGACAGTACAGTTTCTACAGCAAGAGACAAACATACTGAGATTGTCAGTGAAGCGAAAGCACAAGCCGGTGAACACGCTAATCAAGTAGATTGGGAAACTGGCCAAATAAAATCTAAATATCAAGTTATGAAAGATGATGTTGTTCAGAAAATGCAAGAATTATGGTCAGGTGTAACAAAGTGGTGGGAAGACACAAAAACTTCAGCAAGTAATAAAGTGGAAGAAATAAAAAATGCAGTTTCGCAAAAGTTCAGTGAAAAAGTACAAGCAGTAAAAGATAAAATGTCTGAAGTCAAAAGCGGCATTGAAGAAAAATGGGGAGAAGTTGAAAGCTTTTTCAGTTCAATAGATTTATCTTCAATCGGTTCATCAATTATAGAAGGACTTGAAAGTGGTTTAGATTCTGCAACTGGCGGTCTGTATAGTAAGGCAAAAGAAATTGCAGGAGAGATTAAAAAGACTATTTCCGGAGCGCTAGAGATTAACAGTCCATCTAAAGTGATGATTCCAGTTGGTAGCGCGGTTCCAGAAGGTGTTGGCGTTGGTATGGATAAAGGAAAACGGTTTGTTGTCGATGCAGCCAAAAATGTAGTTGGAACCGTTAAGAAACAAATGGGGAACATGCCGTCTGTTTTTGATTTCGGATTCCAAACGAATCAATATAGTATCCCACGTAATACATTTAGCGACTTCAACGGATATGCGCAACCGCAATTATCTAATAGCAATCCATCTATGGCAAAAACAATATTCCCAAATAGACCGGGTGGAGAACAAGAACTGAATTTAACCGTAAACATGACCAATGTTTTAGATGGAAAAGAGCTTGCAAATGGAAGTTACACCTATACTACAAAGCTTCAAGATCGTGAACAAAAAAGAAGAGAAGAATTTTAAGGGTGGTGAGCACGTTGGGGAAACTCAGTTTCACTTTTAATAATATTAGAAAAGATTATATTCAAATGCTAGTTGGAAGAAAACGTCCTTCATGGGCTCCAGTAAAAAGAAGATTAGTAAGAGTCCCTCATCGCGCAGGGGCTTTTTTACTTAATACAGAAACGGAGGAACGTCGTATTGACGTTCCTCTTGTTATTAAAGCGAAAAAAGATATGGCAGATTTACAAAAGTTAAAAGAAGATTTAGCGGATTGGTTATATACAGAGCAACCCGCTGAACTTATTTTTGATGATGAGTTAGACAGGACTTATTTAGCATTAATTGATGGTTCTGTCGATTTGGACGAAATAGTCAATAGAGGTAGAGGTGTTATTACTTTTGTTTGTCCTATGCCGTATAAATTAGGGAAAACAAATACTCACAAATTTACGCAAGAGTGGTCTACAGAAACAACTTCTTATTTTACTAATAAAGGAAGTGTAGAAACTCCAGCGTTAATTGAAATGACGGTGAAAAAACCAAGTACCTTTTTAGATGTATGGTTTGGAGAGTATCCGAATAATCGTGATTATTTCAGAATAGGCTACCCTCTGACTGTGGAAGAAACCACGGTACAAGAACGAGAAAGAGTCATGTGGGATGAAATGGCCACTCCTATAGGATGGACACCCGTTACTGGACAATTCGATGATATGAAAGGAACAGGGAGTTTTAAATCGCGGGGTGGTTATGCGCTGTATTGTGAAGATTACGGAAAAGAGGTAGGATTCTACGGTGCTATAGCCAAGAAAAATATTCCGGGCGGCCCATTACAAGACTTTGAAATGGAGGCATGGATGACTTTAAAGTCCAAAAATATAGGTGAAATGGGTCGTGTTGAAGTTCTTCTTCTAGATGAGGCTAGTAATGTGGTAGCCCGCATCAATATGAATGATCTATATGCAACGGCCGAAATTACAAGGGCACATATGAAAATTGGAAATAGCGGAACACCCAATAGTTTTCGAAAATTAGTTGATACAAGTGGGTATTATTCGACTACATTTAACCAATTCCGAGGGCGTTTGCGTATCGCTAGGCGGGGGAAGGTGTGGTCTGTATATGTGGCTAAGTTTATAGATGGTACAGAAAAAGATGGCGCTTCGCTTGTAGAACGTTGGATTGATGAAACAGGAAATCCAATGACAGAACGTAAAATTGCACAAGTTATGATTGCGATTTGCAAGTGGGATAATCACCAGCCTGTTAACGAAATACAAATTGATGATTTAAAATTTTGGAAGGTAAACAAAGTTCCATCTAATGCACAACCATATATCTTTGATACTGGAGATAAAATTGTTATCGATACTGAGAAAAGTCTTGTCACAATCAACGGGAAGAATGCAATCAATATAAAAGAAATCTTTAGTGATTTTCCTGTCATAATACGTGGTGACAATCGTATCGATATTATGCCGCCAGATGTAAACGCAACAATCAGTTATAGGGAGAGATATAGATGAGAACACCAAGCGGGATTTTGCATGTTGTGGATTTTAAAACGGATCAAATCGTCGCAGCTATCCAACCAGAGGACTATTGGGATGACAAACGGCATTGGGAACTTAAAAATAATGTTGACATGTTGGATTTCACCGCTTTTGATGGAACAGACCATGCAGTTACCTTACAACAACAGAATCTTGTTTTGAAAGAAGTTCGCGATGGAAGAATCGTACCATACGTTATTACAGAGACTGAAAAAAATTCCGATACACGGTCTATTACCACATATGCTTCAGGAGCTTGGATTCAAATTGCGAAATCAGGGATTATAAGACCACAACGGATAGAGAGTAAGACGGTTAATGAGTTTATGGATTTAGCACTCTTAGGTATGAAGTGGCAACGCGGAATTACTGAATATGCTGGATTTCATACAATGACCATCGATGAATATATTGACCCACTCACTTTTTTAAAGAAGATTGCATCTTTATTTAAACTGGAAATTCGATATCGTGTTGAGATTAAAGGTTCAAGAATCATCGGTTGGTATGTAGATATGATTCAAAAACGTGGTCATGATACAGGCAAAGAAATAGAATTAGGAAAAGATTTAGTCGGTGTTACGCGAATTGAACATACACGTAATATTTGCTCTGCTTTAGTTGGATTTGTAAAAGGTGAAGGTGACAAAGTAATCACTATTGAAAGCATTAATAAAGGTCTACCCTATATCGTAGATGCAGATGCGTTTCAAAGATGGAATGAACACGGACAACATAAATTCGGTTTTTATACACCAGAAACAGAAGAATTAGACATGACTCCAAAACGTTTACTGACGCTTATGGAAATAGAATTGAAAAAGCGTGTCAATTCCTCAATCTCTTATGAAGTGGAAGCACAATCGATTGGTCGTATTTTCGGCCTAGAACACGAATTAATTAACGAAGGCGACACGATTAAAATTAAAGATACAGGGTTTACACCAGAATTATATCTTGAAGCGCGAGTAATAGCTGGAGATGAATCTTTTACAGATCCAACGCAAGATAAATATGAATTCGGAGATTATCGTGAGATAGTTAATCAAAATGAGGAATTAAGAAAAATTTATAATAGAATCCTTAGTTCGCTTGGTAATAAACAAGAAATGATAGATCAGCTAGACAGATTAGTTCAAGAAGCTAACGAAACCGCTAGTAATGCAAAGAAGGAGTCAGAAGCAGCAAAAACACTAGCTGAAAAAGTACAAGAGAATATTAAAAATAATACCGTTGAAATTATAGAATCCAAGAATCCACCAACAACAGGTCTTAAACCTTTTAAGACGCTTTGGCGTGATATTAGTAACGGAAAGCCCGGTATTTTAAAAATATGGACAGGTACAGCGTGGGAATCGGTTGTACCTGATGTTGAATCTGTAAAAATAGAAACATTAGATCAGGTTAATAAAGATATCGAAACCACAAAAACAGAGTTAAATCAAAAGGTTCAAGAAGCACAGAATCAAGCAACAGGACAGTTTAATAAAGTACAGGAAGGTTTACAAGGTGTCAGCCGTGCAATTTCTAATATCGAAAATAAACAAGGTGAAATCGATAAGAAAGTAACTAAGTTTGAACAAGATTCTAGAGGATTTAAAACTTCAATTGAATCGTTAACGAAAAAAGATACTGAAATTAGCAATAAATTAAATACAGTTGAGTCTACTGTGGAAGGTACGAAAAAGACGATATCTGATGTACAGCAAACAACAAATGATTTAAAGAAAACAACTACTGAAATAGAAGAGAAGGCTGGAAAAATCACCGAAAAACTTACAAATTTAGAGACAAGGGAAGTTAATGTTCGAAACTATGTAATTAACTCTGATTTTTCGAATGGTACAAATTCTTGGATTGGAATTACTAATGTAACTCTTTTTAAATTTGTAGATGTGAATATTTCGGAAGCCTCAGCTATTAAGAAAGCTTTACAAATAACAAGTAATAAAGCTTTTGTTTATCAGAAGTTACCCGCAGACGTGTTTAAAAAGAAGAAGGGGATAGCTTCTTGTTATATAAATGTATCAAGTTTTACACCTGGTACAGATTATCCACGTTTATATATGAGATTCACCTATGACCAAAACGGAACAGAAAAACAATATTATGCTATTTTAAAACAACAAGAAGTAACTAATGGATGGATTAGGATTTCTATACCATTTGATACAACTGGATATACAGGTGAATTAAAAGAAGTACGTGTAAATATAGCTACCGCTGACACAACTACTATCGATGCAACGTTCACTGGAATAATGGTTACACTCGGTGACTTAATTGAATCTTGGAATCTCGCTCTAGAAGATGGAGTAACACAAGGTACTTTTCATTCTAAAACAACCGAGATTGAAAAAAGTGTGGATGGTGTAAAAACTACTGTAACAAATGTTCAAAATAGCCAAGCTGGATTTGAAAAGCGCGTGTCTAATGTGGAACAAACAGCAACTGGATTATCTTCTACCGTAAGTAATTTAAACAATGTAGTATCTGATCAAGGAAAAAAGCTTACTGAAGCAAATACAAAACTTGAACAGCAGGCAACCGCGATTGGAGCAAAAGTTGAGCTTAAACAAGTAGAAGATTATGTTGCTGGGTTTAAGATTCCTGAGTTAAAACAAACAGTGAATCAAAATAAACAAGATTTATTAGATGAATTAGCCAATAAGCTTGCAACTGAACAATTTAACCAGAAGATGACTCTGATTGATAACCGTTTCACTATTAATGAACAGGGTATCAATGCCGCAGCAAAAAAGACAGAAGTATATACAAAGACGCAAGCAGATGGACAATTTGCTACAGATTCTTATGTAAGAGATATGGAGTCGCGCCTGCAGCTAACAGAAAAGGGTGTTAGCATATCTGTAAAAGAAAATGATGTAATCGCAGCCATTAACATGAGTAAAGAAAATATTAGGGTAAATGCTGCACGAATAGACTTAGTTGGTAAAGTTAATGCTGAGTGGATTAAAGCTGGATTGCTGAGTGGTTGCCAAATTCGAACATCAAATACAGATAACTACGTAAGCTTAGATGATCAATTTATACGTCTCTATGAAAAGGGGGTTGCTAGAGCGTTTCTTGGGCATTACAGAAAAGCAGATGGTTCCGTACAACCAACGTTCATTTTAGGTTCAGATGAAAAAACTAACGCTCCTGCAGGCACGTTATTTATGTCTCAAGCAGGTGCAGGATGGTCTGGGGCTTATGCGAGAATTGGTATTAGCGATAGTATAGAAAATAATGAAGTCCAAAGATCTGTGTATTGGGAAATGCAAAGAAACGGACTAAGTATTCTAAATGCTAATGATTACCATGTTTTTTATGCAGGGAATGGGAGTTGGTATTTCAGACGAGGAAAAACGGGATTATATCAAACTTCGTTAGTCGTTGAAGATAATAGTACAGAGTCTGATTTAAGATTACCTAATGTAACTATACGTAATAGCCGTGCATCAGGATATACAGGAGTTATCCAATTGAAATCATCTGTTACTCAAAATGGATGGGGCGCTGTTCAAGGGAATTTTATGACTCCTTCATTACGGGAGTATAAATCTAATATCCGTGACATTTCTTTTTCCGCCTTAGAAAAAATTAGAAGTCTTAAAATTAGACAATTTAATTATAAGAATGCGGTAAACGAACTATACCGGATGAGAGAAGAGAGAAATCCTAATGATCCACCATTGACAACAGAAGATATTAAAACATACTACGGTTTAATTGTAGATGAATGTGATGAAATGTTTGTGGATGAAAGCGGGAAGGGAATTCACTTGTATTCATACGCATCCATTGGAATTAAAGGTTTACAAGAAGTTGATACAAAAGTACAGGAACAGGAGATAGAAATAGCTAGTCTAAAATCACAAGTAGCTAGTCAGGAAGATCGGATAGCCCGATTGGAAGAATTACTACTACAACAATTAATAAATAAGAAACCAGAGCAGCCATAAGCTGGTCTTTTTTTATTGTCTAAAAAGGGGTGGTTAAGGTGGAAGGATTACAAGAAGTAAGAAGTGATGTTCAAGAAATCAAGCAAGAAATTAAAGAAATAAGATTAGAAGTGAAAAGCTTAGAAATACGAACGACGGGTAACGAAAAAGACATTATAAATATCAACAAACAGTTAGATAAAATCAGCGCCAATACTACCTGGATTTTACGACTTATAGTTGGTGGAATTGTTGGCGGTATTCTCACTTTCTTAATGAAAGGAGGTGGTATGTAATGATGAGTTTAGCTGTAATGATTGGAATTGTAGTCGGTCTTTCACAAATCGTAAAAGCAATTGGATTACAAACAAAATATATTCCGTTACTAAATTTAACGCTTGGCATTATGCTAGGCGTTTTATTTATGGGCGGAGATATCAAAACAAATGTATTCCAGGGAATCATCATTGGGCTATCAGCAAGTGGATTATTTGACCATACAAAAATTATGAAAAAGGATGTTGATGCTAAATGAAAAAGACAATGAAACATATTACCTCGTTACTTATGATTCTAGTACTTGCTGTTTCTTTTGCTACAAGTGCTTTTGCTGATAGGGTTTTAATTATTCCTGATTTACCAAAGCAGTCATACCGCTATGGTGTAGGTGCATATGAGGGCGTTGTAGCACATTCTACAGCAACACCAGAAGCACCAGCTATTAATATTCAAAAATATGAGTCTCGTACATGGCGTTCAGCATTCGTACATTATGCAGTTGATTGGAATGAAACAATCCAAATTGCTGATACGAAATACATTGCTTATGGTGCTGGACCAGGAGCAAATAAACGATTTGTTCATGTAGAATTATGTGAAACAAAGGATTATGAGAAATTCAAACGCAGCTATGATAAATACGTTAAGTTATTAGCTAAAATTCTTCGTGATCGTGGATTATCTGTAGAAAAAGGTTTATGGACTCACTATGATGTTACAAAGTATCTTGGCGGTACAGATCATGAAGATCCACTTGATTATTTAAAGTCTAATGGAGTTTCAGAAGCTCAATTCCGAGCTGATGTACAACGTGCATATAATAATTCTAGTGTAGATGTTTCTGTACCGGAGAAGCCATCTAAACCAGCGGAAGTTCCCACGGCTGTAACAGATGGTATTGCTTATATTGAAGGTTACAACGTGAATTTACGTAAAGGACCTGGTACAAGCTATTCTAAGATTCGTCAGTTAAACAAACCAGAATCTTATATTGTATGGGGCGAAAAAGATGGTTGGTTAAATCTTGGCGGTGAGCAATGGATTAAAAATGATCCATCTTATGTGAAGTTTAGTAAGAAAAGCACAGTGGATTCTTCTATTGTCGGGAAGCGTGTTGTTTCAAAAGTTAACAATCTACGATTCTACAATGCTCCGTCTTGGCAGGATAAAGATGTTATGGGTTCGGTAGATGTGGGATTAGGATTTACAATTGATGCAAAAGTAAGTGTTAATGGTTCACCACAATATAAAGTACACAATAGCAAAGGGAAGACATACTATGTAACAGCAAATGAAGCCTATGTGTATGTGAGGTAAGATGAAAAAAGGTTCTCAGTTAAGAGAACCTTTTTACTTATCTCCAACGCCATTCTATTTCATTTGAATCAAAGTAGACGGCAGGTATTCCAATTCCCTCTAATTGATTATTTTTAGATACAAACCAATTGTTTTCATCCAATAGGATTGGATTTACATCATCTAAAGGCGGATTATTTTCATCAACCATTTTGTTAAGAAACTCTTTGAAATCAGAAATGTTATCAGTGAAATTAATATTCCCATACATCCAAAAACCATCACCATTTGCATTTGAAATGTCACCTAAATGTATGTCTTTAAAGTATAGCTTCAT